CGACACCGGCCTCTGCGAGGTCGATGCGACCCGGTGTCTTCACCATCCCGTAATCGGGTGCGTCGGGATCGAACCCGCCCGCACCGGGCGCCCAACCGCCGATGTCCAGACGGGCCGACCGTTCCGCCAAACCAGCCCGGCTCAACAGGTTCTCGGTCTGGTCCCGATCCAACCCGACAGAAAGAAGGTCGTTTGCCAGTTCATCACGGGTCAGTTGGTTGAGGTCTTTCTCCCCAGCCGCGTGTTCCAAGATGTTCGATTCCTCGGCCGTCAACTGGCGTTTGGCTTCCTCCCACGTTGTGCGACCACCGAAGAACTCGTCGCTCAACAACTGGTTGACGGTCGGTTTGGCGGCCGTCATCTGCTGCGTGGCGAGGTTCTGACTCGCTGACAGGCCGGCCACTTCTAGTCCCGTTTTGGCCTGCACCGCCCCGGTCGCGCGATCAAGGAGTTGCTGCGTAATCGCAGAAACGGTGGCCCGCGAAGCGTAATCAGTCGGGTCTAAAGCCGGTACGAGGGGTGCGTTTGGGATCGGGTTGGCGGGGTCGGAACCCGGGTCGTAACCGGGGTATGACCCGTCGGGGGCCTGTCCACCCGGATTACTCGGCGAGCCGACAATAGGCGGGGAGGCGAACTGGGTGGTTTTGATTCCCATTAGTAGTCGCCGCCCCACAGCCAGCCGGGAACGTGGTTACCACTAACTTGGATGAAGTCGCCCTGATCGGTCCACCGTCGAGTCTGGTCGATCATCTCGTTGATTGAATCCATGTAGATAGCGCGGGATTCCTGCCAGCGTGGGTCACGGTCTTTGCGTAACGCAACAAACTCGACGTAGTACTCGATTAGATCCTCGTAACCGGACGGCACCGGCACCGTTGAACCCGCTGCCGAACCGTCCGTAGCAAGGTCAGTTGGGGTCTTGTAGAAAAACATCTTCAACTTCCCGGCCTCGGAGGGTGTCGGGTAGATGACGATTTTCAACGTAGGTGGATAACCCCACATCGTGTAGAAGGTTGGGTAGCCCTTAGCGGTGGTCTGTGATGCCCACCACACCGCATCCATCGAGTTGAAGTCGCGGTACTCCAACGGGTACACGTTGCTGGAAGCAGTCGGACTCCACTCAACCCTGTGCACCCGAAGGTAGTCCCCGTCAAGGTTGTATTCCTGCACGTTCGGGTCGACGTTGATAAGCGCCGTCGCCTGCAACGACTCGGTACGGCGCGCAACGTCGCGGGCCGCTTCGTTGATCCAAGCCCGCAGTTCAGTATCAGACCACTGGCCGGAAGTCGTCTCGTCGAGTTTGCTGCGGATGTTAGTGAGGTAGGTACTCTGGTACGCCATACTGGGATGTTACCAGCCTTCGGATTTGCGGTCACCGGCAAGTACCGGTGCCTGCCACACTACTCCGTTCTTAGGTACCGTCACCCACAACGCCTGCTGAGGCGCCTCAAAACTGAAGTTGGAAGTAGCGGCGTACTCGTCCCACCCTTTGAGACTCCCGTTGACTATCAGTCCGTTGGATGCCGCCTGTATCAGCGTGTGCCAATGACCGACGACCATGATGTCGAACGGGGAGCCCATTGACTCGTAGTTCTGCAACTTGCGGGCGCGCATACGGAGAAGGGGGGGCCAGAGTCCGCCGATCCCTGAACCCCCCCTCGCCTGATCCCCGTGCGTCAACAGGAAGGTTGTGTCATGCACGGGGACGATTGCGTCTGTGGACTCAGGGATCTGGAAGGTGATCCTTTCGTCCGCCTTGAGTAGCAACGCCAACTGGTGGGCGAGAAACCAGTCGAAGTTGTCGCGTGCCCGTAGTTTCGCACGGGGCTTATGGGTGCGTCTACTGTGGTTGCCGACCACACACGGAACATGGACCTTGCCGAACTCCTCCGCCAGCATAGAAATGCCGGACGCCAACCGTTCCGACCAGAACAACAACGAACCCAGCATCGTGTCCTCGTTGGTTTCTGTGAGTTCCTCATGGATGTCGCCGCTGAAGATGTCTCCTCCGAGGAACAACACGATGCCGTCGTACTCCAGCCCTGACAGGTAGTCACGGGTCAGGACAACTGTCTTGTCGAAGTAGCGGTTCAACCGTTTGACTGCGATCTCACGGTTGTAGGCATTGACGTAGTTCATCTCCTCCGGCTTGACCACCTCGTCGAAATGGGTGTCGGACAAGATCGTGCAGATGGTCCCTACATCTTTCTTGGTTTTCTTCTTACCATTTCGGGACGTAAGCCATTTCGGTACAGACGACAGTTTCGTGTTGAGGTTACGGAACACCTCCAACTCTTTACCCACGGAAAGAAGTTCCGTCTCAGCCCTAGATAGGGCCGCCTTCGCCATGTCCCGCTCAGCCCGTAGCCTCGCCACCGAAGTGGCGGTAACGAACTCAGCGAGGTCAGACTGGTCCGTTGCGTCGGAGGTACTCAATCTTGGATTCCGTCGCTTCCGTGTACCCCAGTGTGTGCAACCACCGGGTGATCGTGCGGGCACCTACGCTGGGTTGGTTGAAAATCTCCTCCTTGATTTCAGCCGGAAGCGACGTTTCAGCCCACGCATGTTTCGGCCGGCCGCCATGCTGTTCGACGTACTCGGCTAACCCCAACTTAGAGGCCATCCGGCACCTTCGGGTCCCACATTGCCTTCCACACAGGAACACTCACCCTTCCGTCAACCGGTAGAAGCACCGCTCGTTGCAACTGTTTGACAGCGTTCGCTGTCTTTCGTCCAAACTTGCCGTCCGCCTTGCCACACCAGAAGTCAATGGCGTTCAACCGCTTCTGGACAACCTCAACCGACGTACCCCGTGATCCCCTCACCAACGGGCACAACCCGATCTCACGTTCAACACTTTGGAGGAATGCGATTATGCCAGCCCAGTCCAGAACCGGTTTCTTCTTCTTGTCCGTGAACGATTCACACGGGAACCAACCACCGGCGTCGCGGGGCTGGAAATGCCACCACTCGCCCCGCACCGTCGGCCGTATCCCGTATTCGTTAGCGACACCGGTAATGGCGGGGATCGACCCACCGCGAGTCGTGATACGGAAATCAACGGCGTACGAGTACCCGTCGGGTTGTTCCTGATGGAAGGACCCTCTGAAGTACCCGTCTGGGCGCTGCCAGTCAGGATTGGCGGCGAGGTTCCCCTTGCCGGCACGGTACTTGTCGTACAGTCGTTTCTGGTCTGCGTACGACCGGCACCCGGACAGCACCACGACCCTGCCGTCGACCCTGCCGTCGAGAAAGAACGCCTCTAGCCGCTCCGTGAACCTTGGGTGGAGTAACGAGAGGTCTACATGGCTGCCGGTTGTTGGGATCATAGATTGTTACAACACGCTATTCGCCGTGGTCCATCCACTGGTCTTTGCGGTTGTTCACAATCATCTTAGCAGCCTCGTACTCGTACACGCAGTCAACGAGGTTTCCGTTCTCAAAGACTCCGTAACGAGAGGTAGACATGCCTGCCCCAATCGGCACCGATACTCGTTTGATTTCGTAGTCAACTATCATGCACCAAAGCGTAGCCTACGGCCACGCTCAGGACAATCCCCCACGCCTAATCTCGACCAGACCTGTAATAGTGATGCACAACTTGGCCGATACTGACTGAAGCCCCCGCAGCATGTAGCCCTCCTCCATTACCAGTCGCAACGAGTCATGGATCGTGGTCGTGTTCGCAGTCACCGACACGTCGTAGAACAGCGCGTTACTGACGGCGACCGACCCACCCTTGGGAACCAAGTGCATCCGAAAGGTGCGAGCCGAACTGTCCGTGTTGGCAACAACAATCTGGAGTACTTCGCTCCTAGCGCCCGGAAGGTTCGGGGACGTGTAGAGCAAAGTGTCGCTAGTACCCGGATTGCCTTGGTAGAAGACCTTGCGGACAGTCTCCCGAGGAGGGCTGACCGACCGGGTGTCGTACTGGTACTGAGCGGTGTTTTCCGGCATGGTCTACCAGTTGTCGTCGTACCATTCGTCGCACCACGCCCTAGTGCGACAAGCCTGCTCGTTCATGTCGGTACGCCACCACAGATCACCCAGTTCCCAACCGATCTCCTCAAGTCGTTCGTTCAACTCAGCAACCTCGTTGGTCAACGCCGCCACATCTGCGGCCATCAACTCAACCATCACGGATGTAGCAAAGTTGCGGGAGTCTGCGACTCGAGCCAACCGTAGGTTCTCCAACGAAGTAGCGTTCGTGTCGATGCCTTCTTCGATGGCATCCAACCGGGCCAGCACCGCGCTATCGGTACCAGTGTTCTGTTCGATAACCGCGACAGATCGTTCCAACCCCGTGATCCGGTTGGCGACCTGCGCTGCGTTCCAAGTGATAACGGCACTAAACGTGACCACACCGAGGATCAACCCGAGGGTTACCTTGGAGATTCTTACCTGCTTGAGGTCATCGACTACATCGTTAGACATCCCGCCATCCTAGTGTCACAGCCGCACCTCATCCCCGGCACACATCGCATACGGGCCATCGGCGTCAACATAATGGACGAACAGTTGAACGTGGAACGCATCAGTGGGTCCGGTCATCGGTTCCCGCCAATGCTCTACTTCACACCCCCGGTAGACGGCCATCTCGCCGGGCTGTTGGACGATCTTCTCGCCTTCGATGAACAGCGGCCATGTCTCGTCCTGATTCGTGCCGATCAGCAGGGTCGCTGACACCTCACAGGCTGGGCGGTCCTTGTGCTTCTCCAAGATCGCGCCCGGTCGGTAGACCCGAAAGTAGGTGTAGGTCGGGAGCAGGGTGAGTCCGGTGACTTCCTCCATGCGGGGCCACAGGCGGGCGTGGAGGAACTGCATGATGGGGTCTTTGTAGGTGGCGTGCATCCCCGGCGACTGCTCGTCGCCACTGTCGGGGGTGATCGATTCCCGCCACAGGGCGTAGCGGATCACGAAGTCCAGATCAGCGGCGTCGATCTCCGACTTGGCTTCCTCGTATCGGATACCGGGGTTGAGCCGCCATTTGGCCCAGCCAGTCATGTCTGTGGGAGGAAGCCGTAGAAGACGTTGAAGACGTAGCGGTCCACCATCGCGGGAAGCGACCGGTGGGCGTACATCCATGCCGCCGGGAAGACCGCCGCCCGACCCTCCACCGGAGGAACCTTCACGCCCTGTTCAGGGAACTCCAACTCGCCGCCGTCGGGCACCGTGTTGAGGAACATCCCGAACGTAAGGTGCCGGTGCGACAGGTTCGGCCAGCCCCAATCGGAGTGGACGGCGTGGTACGCCTCGCCGGGCTTGTACCGCAGGATGTTGTAGCCCTCAGCGAACCCGAACTTCGGAACCGACCCGGCGTGCTTGCGTTCCGTGACGTAATGGTCAAGGCACTCCTGAGCGAACGCGAGAATCGGCTCATGCTCCACCGGAGGTGACTCGGCATGATACCGCAACTGGTCGGAGTCCCGCGAGTAGAGGTCCATCCCTGCCGTGGTGAGCGACTGGTTCCACCGGGTGGACCGGTTCGCGTTGAAGATCGCCTCTGGGCAGCAGGTCGTTTCGGTCATCTGGTACTGACAGATGAACGTGTCCAGCCAGACGGGTGTCGCGGTGGTCGTGACGGTCGCGGTGTCGATCACTCGGCTGTCTCCCATGCGGTCGTTTCCTCGTTCCAAACGTACTCGTTGCCGTCGTTGGGCGGCATCGACGGCGGGACGTAAGACGGGAACACGGTAACCGTCCCGTCAGGGAGGGTGACCTCATGGTCGGGCGTCCAAGTCCACGACGGGAGGTCCGGCTCCTCAACCCATGTCTGGGTGTTTTCTTTCCAGACGTACTGCCGTCCAAGCGCGTAGTCGTCGGGGGGATCGACCGGGACCTGCCACTGGTAGTCGTCGTCCAGCGTCCACGACGGGTAGGGCTGCGGGTCGTAGAACCTCGCGCCGTCGTACCAGTCTGCGATCCCGGTGAAGCGGCCTCGGATCTTCCCGTTGTATGAGGTCTGGACCCATTCGCCGTCCAGCATCGACTGGATGAACGCGATCCCAACGGCCTCGGATTCAAGGTTGTCGTTATCTCGGCAGTCGGCGTCATCGACACGGATGACACGGATGACGGTCGCCGGGTTCTCCGAGGTGGGGTCGGCGTGGCTGATCTCAGCGAAGTGCGCCATCAGACCTTGTACCGGACGATGACGACACCCGACCCTCCAGATCCGAAGGATTGAGGGACGCCGCCCCCGCCACCGCCGCCGGTGTTCGCAGTACCATTGGTGCCCGTAGATTGGGGCGCTACCCCCGGGTACACGGAACCAGACGGCTGGGCACCGCCGGAACCGCCGCCACCGGGACCGGGAGCGCCTCCTCCCCACCCCGATGGTGGGGAACCCCAGTTGTTCGCACCGCCACCGCCACCGCCACCGGCGTAATACTGGGTGCTGCCGGTGCGGTAGTCGTTAGCGATGCCTGCGCCGCCGGTCCCGCCTAAGGCGTTTCCGAGTTCGACGTGCGGCGACCAACTGCCGCCTTGACCTGTTGTTGCGGTCCCACCGGTCCCACCAGCGCCGCCGCCACCACCCGCAGCGATGCCTTGCCCCCACCCGCCGTAAGTGCCTGCCCCGGTGCCGCCGGGGTTTCCCTGCGGAGGAGACACGGGAGGGTCATTTCCTGCTCCTACGATGAAGTTCGGCGCACCGTAACCCCATGAGTTGTAGGCGATGCCGCCACCAGACCCGCCGGGTTGGGCTGTTGTCCAATACGGGTAAGACCCCGGATAAGTCGGCCAAGGCGCACCGGTACCGCCTCCGGCAGCGGTGTAGCCGAACGCAGACGAATCCGTACCGGCGCCAACTGCTGGCGGCGCTGCTCCGGCACCAATCACGATCGGGTAGACGCCGTTACCTCCCGGCCCGCCCGTCGGACTCACCGGGACGGCGGGCAGAACACGGGCACCTCCGGCACCACCACCAGCGGATGCGTTGAAACCCCACGGCTGCGGGGCAGGCCCACCGCCGGTTCCTCCGCCAGCGACGAGAAGAACGTCGATGTCGAACGCCCCGTCCTCCACCGTGAAGTTCCCCGTGCCCGTGATGTAGTGCGAGAACCACATCTGCCCAGCCGGGTCCACATAGATGCCGACCTCGCCGCCGGAACCCCACGTTGTGACGCCGCCAGCGCCGCCTCCCAACGCCCCGCCCGTCCAATCGTTGACCGCTGAACCTGCGAAGAATCGTTCAATGCGCGGCATAACTAGGCCGTAATCTGGTTGACGTAACCGTGGATCGTGATGACGTTCGTCGTCGCAGCAAACGCCTTGACGATCAGCGCCGCCCCAGCGTTCCCCTTGATGAGCAAACCGGGTGCGATCAGCGTCAACCCGGCCTCCGTGGTGATCGTCTGTTCGATCAGATCGTCCGGTGATGTAGTACCGCCCCACTCCAACGTCAACTTGACATCAGCCGAATGAGTGTTCATCGCGTACAACCAGATTTCGTCATACGTCGTCGCTGTACCCGAGCCGGTGTGAATCGTGGTCCCTGCGCTACTAGTCGCAGCAACCTTGATAGCCCGCCCGTCCGTTGACCCTGACAGTTTGGTCTTTGCGATTGTTGCCATTGTTGCCCCTAGCCTGAGAACACTTGTGCGTGGAGTAGAAGATTAGCGTTGTTGAAACCACCGGTTAGACCCGCAGCGGTTGTTGCCGTATCAGCGTTGCCGGTCAAAGCACCCGTGAAGTTGGTTGATGTCAGGATACCGGAACTCGGGTTGTAGGTCAGCCCCGTATCCGTTTCAATGCCTTGCGTGCCCGTAGCGCCATCGACGAAGGTCGGGTAAACCGTTTCGTCTGTTGAGTTGTTGGCCGAAACAGTGACATTCGTACCCTCGGTCGCGGTAGCGGCGTTACCCGTGCAGGACCCGGACGAACCAGAGGTGTTACCAGTTACGTTGCCCGTGATGTTGCCCGCGAAAGCGGTCGAAGTCAGCAGACCGGAACTCGGGTTGTAGGTCAAACCCGTGTCCGTTTCGATCCCCTGCGTGCCCGTAGCACCATCCACAAACGTCGGATAAACCGTTTCATCCGTCGAGTTGTTCGCAGAAACGGTGACGTTCGTGCCGACAGTTGCTGAATCGGCGTTGCCGGTGACGGCACCAGAGATCGGACCGGCGAACGCAGCAGCGGTCAGCAACCCAGAACTTGGGTTGTACGTCAGCCCGGTGTCGGTTTCGATCCCTTGCGTGCCTGTAGCCCCATCCACGAAGGTCGGGTAAACCGTCTCGTCTGTCGAGTTGTTCGCCGAAACGGTGACGTTCGTGCCCTCAGTGGCTGTGGCGGCGTTACCGGTACACGACCCTGAAGAACCTGAGGCGTTGCCTGTTACGTTGCCCGTCAAAGGGCCGGAGAAC